CTCGAAGAGGCGCTGGATAAGCAGGAGGCGGCGGAAGCCGAGGCGGCGGCGCATTTTAAGGACGGCGTAAAACTGGCCGAGGAAAATGAAAAGCTGCGCGGGCAGATCGGCGAGCTGACGGAAAAGCTCGAGGAGAATGAAAAGGCGCTGGAAGAGATCACCGCGAAGTATAAGAGCGCGGACCATTCGGCGGCGATGCTCCGTTCTCGCATCGACGAGGCGGAAAAGATGCGCGACCAGGCGCTCGAGGCGCACGGCGAGGACATGAAGGCCATCGAGAAGGCAAAGAACGAAAGCCGCGAGCTGGCGCACCTGCTGGGCAAGCGCGAGCTGGAGCTGGCCGAGGCCAAGCAGCGCCACGACGACGCGTTGGGCGAGGCGGCGCACCTGAAAGGCCAGCTGAAAGTGGAGGAAGGCCGCGCAGCGCGCAAGGACGAGCTGCTGGACGAGGCGCTGCATCGGCTTGAGGTCGAAAAGGCCATCGCTGAGGACTATCACGAAAGCCTCAAGTGGTGCATGGCGCATCCGTGGCGCAACATGTGGCGCTGCATGAAAGAGTATTTCCGCTTCTGACGGACAAAGAGCGGGAGAGGAGGGGAGAGAGCGATGTTCCGATACAAAAAGAGCGTGCCGGTGAGCTATGAGAGGCAGGGGTACATCTATTTTTCATCGCTGCTGTATCGAGAAATGCCGGAGAAGGCGCAGCGGAAGATCCTCAACCTGTGTATGGAGTGCGGCGGCGGGGACTACTACCGGGCACTTTTCGAATTCGTGACGACGGACGCGAACGCGACGTACATCTGCATGAAGCACAGCCTCTCCCGCTCGACGCTCGAGCGGATCGTGCGGAAGTATTACGAAGGTTTCCCACGGAGACTGTGACAGGGCTTCGGCCCTGTGTGCGCTGCCGCCGAAAGGGCGCGACGGCGCACAGAAGGCCGAACACACATTATTCAATATCACGCGTGCGCACGCGCGCGTGATTCGAGCTTGTAACGTATCTTAACTTAGCGAACAATTCCAAAGCAGGAGGACGGGGCTATGTATCGGGGCAGAACATTCAACCGCGAGCGCGTATACGTGTGCGGCAATTATCTGGACGGTGATATCTATCCTGTCTTTCAGAAGCCGGGAGAGCGCAGAAAGAGATGCCGCCCGACGAGCGAGATCCAGAAGAAACTCAACCAGAGGAACGCGGCGAAGAGATTGACGCGCATCGTGCACATGAACTTCACGAGCCGAGACCTCGCGCTGCATCTGACCTACGACCCCGCCCACACGCCGGAGAGCGCAGAGGACGCGCTGCGCATCGTGCAGAACTATCTACGCACGCTCAAGCGGCGGTATCGCAAGATCGGGGTCGAATTCAAGTACATACTCTCCACGGAAAAGGGCGGACGCGGCGGACGCATCCACCATCATCTCATCATCTCGGGCGGGCTTGACCGCGACACGCTGGAATCGCTGTGGGGGCGCGGCTATGCCAACAGCAAGCGCCTGCAATTCTGCGACGAGGGCGTGAGCGGCCTGACGCATTACATCACGAAGGATGACGCGAGCTACAAGCGGTGGAGCGGCAGCAGAAACCTTGTCCAGCCGGAAGCGGCAACGTCAGACGGCAAGCTCACGATGGACGAAATCGAAGAACTCGCCGAGGCCGTGGAAGACGGTCTCGGCTACGAATGGTTCGAAGAACGATACCCGGACTTCGAGCTCGTGAGCTGCGAGTGCATCCGCAACAGCATGAACCGGGGCGCGTACATCCATTTCGAGATGCGGCGGCGCCGATAACAACAGCATAGAGCAAACGCAACACGACGACGCGCGCGGGGGAGCCTGGGCGCGCTGCGTGCATGCTCTCGCGCGTGCGCGTGCGAGGAAAAGCCGCAGGCCCTGATTTGACAAGGGTTTGCGGCTCTTTTTTGCCCTCAAAAAGTTGACGGTTCGAGACCTGTTGCATTTGCTACACTTTTTGAAAACAAGGCAAGCGCGCCGAGGGGAGGGGTGCGGATGGCGCGGCAGAAGAAATACACGGCGGCAACGCTGGGCAAGGCCTGCGAGCGCTATTTCGCAGCGATCACGCGGCGCGTGAAGGTCACGGAAATGGTGGACAGCGGCAAGCGCGACGACAAGGGCCATGTGATCCTCATCCCCGTGCCGGTGAAAAACACGCTGGGCGAAGAGGTCGAGGTGACGGAGTACATCATCCCGCCGAGCATGCACGAGCTGTGCGCCTTTCTTCGCATCGACCGGGCGACGTGGAGCCGGTACATGGGCAAGAGCGAGGAATTCGCGGCCGTCGGCGAGCGGGTGCGCGAGCGCATGAAGGCCTGGAACGAGCACGAGATGCTGACGCGGCCGGGCAAGGACCTGAAAGGAATCCTCTTCAACCTGACGAACAACTACGGCTACAGCGAGAAGAAAGAGGTCGAGCTGGGCGAGCGGGCGACAAAGACCGTGACGGCGGCGAGCATCCCGCTCGAGGAGCGGCAAGCGATGCTGCGCGAGCTGATGCAGGAGTTTGAGCACGATGGCGGCGACGAAGACGCGGACCTATGAGCGAGAGCTTGAGGTGGCGCTGTGGTGGCGGGACTTCCGCGCGACGAACAACGTGCACTTCCTGCCACTGCTGTTCGACCGGCACCGCTACCTCGTCCTGAAAGGCGGCGGCGGCAGCGGCAAGTCGATCTTCGCGGGGCGCAAGGTGCTCGAGCGCGTGACAAGCGAGCCGGGGCACCGCTGGCTGGTGTGCCGCAAGGTGGCGCGGACGCTGCGCGAGAGCTGCTTTGAGCAGCTGCGCGGGCAGATATCCGACTTCTACCCAGACAGCGGCGCGAAGGTCAACAAGAGTGACATGAGCATCTCGTTTGCGAACGGCAGCAAGATCCTGTTCGCGGGCCTCGACGACGTGGAAAAGCTCAAGTCGATCTACGACATCACGGGCATCTGGATCGAGGAAGCGAGCGAGCTGGAGCAGGGGGACTTCGACCAGCTGGACATCCGACTGCGCACAGACTTCCCCTATTACCTGCAAATGATCCTGACGTTCAATCCGATCAGCATCACACATTGGCTGAAAAAGCGGTTTTTCGACCGCAAGGACCCGCGCGCGACGGTGCACGAGAGCACGTATCTCGACAACCGCTTTCTGACGGCGGAGGCCATCACGACGCTCGAAGCCTTCAAAGAGACGGACGAGTACTACTACCAGGTCTATTGCCTCGGACAGTGGGGCGTGACGGGCAAGACGGTGTTCGACGCGAAGAAGGTGAGCGAGCGGCTGCTCATCGTCGAGCGGGCGAAGAAGCCGAGGCGCGGCTACTTCGAAAACGTCGTCAAGGAAGACGGCGTACACCTCGAGAGCTGGGCGTGGGTGGATGATCCGGACGGCGCGGTGACGATCTACGAAGATGCCGTCCCCGGCCGGCCGTATGTCATCGGCGGCGACACGGCGGGCGACGGCAGCGATTATTTCGTCGGGCAGGTGCTCGACAACATCACGGGCAAGCAGGTCTGCACGCTGCGCCACCAGTACGACGAGGACACGTATGCGCGGCAAATGTACTGCCTCGGCAAGTACTATAACGACGCGCTGCTCGCCATCGAGACAAACTTCTCGACATACCCGACGAAGCTGCTCGACCTGATGGGCTACCGCAACCTGTACGTGCGCGAGGTGGAGGACGACTTCACAGGCAAGATCAAGCACGCCTTCGGCTTCCAGACGAACCGGCTGACGAGACCGGTGATCCTGTCTGAGCTCATCCGCATTCTGCGCGAGAGCATGAGCACAGTAAATGACCGCGATACGCTGCTCGAGATGCTGACATTCGTGCGGCGGGAGAAAGACTTGCAGGGCGAGGCCGAGCCGGGCGCGCACGATGACTGCGTGATGGCGTTAGCGATCGCGCACTATGCGCGGCCCCAGCAGACGATGGAAATTAAGACCGCCGGCAGCGCAAAGAAAACGCGCTGGACGGCGGACATGTGGGAGGACTACAACAGCGCGAGCGAGACCGAGCGGGCAGAAATGTTGGCTCTCTGGGGCGAGCCGCGATGAGAGGGAGAAAAGACATGGAAGAAAAAGCAAAGACAAGCACGATCAGCGAGGAGCTGCGCGAGTGGCAGGCGCGCCTCAATGAGAGCGACGCCAAGTGGTCGAAAGAAGTCGAAAAAATGAACGAGCGCGAGGCGGTCTACAACGGGGACCGCACGATGCAGCCGCTCGTCCCCGGCGACACGCACCGCGACGGCACGCTGAAAAAGACAAGCCACGTGCGCAACATCACGTTTGAGAACATCGAAAGCCAGGTATCGAGCAGCATTCCGCAGCCGAAGGTGACGCCGCGGCGCAAGAAGGACGAGCACCTGGCCGACGTGATCGAGCACTTTCTGCGCAACGAGCTTGACCGGCTTCCGTTTGAGGCGCTGAACGATCTGGCCGAGCGGACGGTGCCCATTCAGGGCGGCGTGGGCTTTTTGGTCGAGTGGGACAACACGAAGCGCACGAGCACGACCGTCGGCGAGGTGAACGTGACGCTCATTCATCCGCAGCAGTTCGCGCCGCAGCCGAACGTCTACACGGGCATTGCCGACATGGATTATTTCATCGTCAAGGTGCCGACGACGAAGGGCTACGTCGAGCGCCGCTACGGCGCGCTGCTTGAAAACGAGGGTGAGAGCGAGCCGGATGTCCGCGGCGGCGACGGCTCGACGAGCAACCGAAACCTGACGCTTTACATCGGCTACAAGCTCAACGAGCGCGGCGGCATCGACCGCTACACGTGGGTGAACGACACGGAGCTCGAAAACCTCAAGGACTATCAGGCACGCAGGCAGCCGGTGTGCAAGAGCTGCGGCAAGGTAAAGCCGCTGCCGGGGCAGGAGGTAAACGGCGCGGCCTACTCAGGCGGCGCATGCCCGTGGTGCGGCGGCAAGGACTGGGAGAGCAAGACGCAGGACTTCGAAGAGCTCTATGCGCCGGTACAGCGCAGCGACGGCACGTTTATCGGCGGGATGCAGGAGACGGTGGACGAAAACGGCCTGCCGGTACAGGCGCCGGTGCGCATCCCGTATTACCGGCCGGACCGCTACCCGATCATCTTGCAGCGCAGCGTGAGCGTCTTCGGCCAGCTGCTCGGAAACAGCGACGTTGACATGATCCGCGACCAGCAGAACACGAGCAACCGCATCGAGCAGAAGATCATCGACCGACTGATGAAGGCCGGCACGCGCATCACGCTCCCAGACCGGGTGGACCTGCGCACCGATCCCGAGGACGGCGAGCGCTGGTACATCGGGAAGCCGAGCGACAAAAGCCTCATCGACGTCTACGATTTTTCGGGCAATTTGCAGTACGAGCTCACGTATCTGGCGCAGGTGTACGAAGAGGCGCGGCAGATCATCGGCATTACGGACAGCTTTCAGGGCAGGCGGGACACGACCGCAACGAGCGGCAAGGCGAAGGAATTCTCGGCCGCGCAGGCGGCGGGACGCCTTGAAAGCAAGCGCGTGATGAAGAACGCGGCCTACGCTGAGCTCTTCGAAACGATGTTCAAATTCTGGCTGGCGTACTCGGACGAGCCGCGGCCGGTGACGTATAAGGACAGCACGGGCGAGACGATGTACGAGGAGTTCAACCGCTATGACTTCCTCGAAGAGGGTGAAGACGGCGAGCTGCACTGGAACGATCAGTTCCTTTTCTCGTGCGACACGAGCGCGCCGCTGGCGAGCAACCGCGAGGCGATGTGGCAGGAGACGCGGCAGAACCTTGAGGGCAGGGCCTTCGGCGACCCGACGGACCTTGAAACGCTCATTTTGTTTTGGGCGAAGATGGAGGAGCTGCACTACCCCGGCGCGGCGCAGACGAAAAAGCACCTCGAAGAAAAGGCGCAGCGGCAGGAAGAAATGGCGGCGCAGCAGGCAGCGCAGCAGGCGGCCATGCAGGGCGATATGCCGGACGGCGGCGCTGGCGTGCCGGACGAGCTGGCCGCGGCGATCGACGCGCAGGCACAAGCCGACGCGATGAACGCCGTTCAGAACGGCGGGCAAGGCCAAATGCTTGACACAGCGCAGCAGTAAAAGGGCTAAAGGCGCGAAAGAGAGACGCGCAGAGCATAGAGCCCCACAAAGGGGACAGCGCAGGGCAACAGCGGGAAAATGCCGAATCCGAAGGAAAGGAGGACGCGGGCATGAGCGATAAGAGCGGTTACGTCGGCAGAATCAAGAACGGCGGCACGCAGGTCGTGAAAGCGCCGAACCAGCAGACCGACGCGAAGAAGGGCGTTATTCATACCGGCTCCGATTTGAGAACCGGCAAGAAGTAAGGCAAGCGGAAGCGCTTTACATGATTGCCCCCGCAAGGGGACACCGCACGCGCAAGGCGGCGGCTATTCGCAGGGCGATAGCGGGAACATGCCAGAGAGGAAGAGAACATGGGATTCACGGAAAAAGACGTCTTTGAAGCGATGGGCCTGACGGTGCCGCCTGACGAGGCAGGCACGCAGCAGGAGCCCACAGGCGCAAACGAGCCGGGCGCCGCTGCCCCGGCCGCAGAAGAGACCAACGGCACGCCGGAGGGCGGCGATACTGGAACGACGGGCGGCGAGGGCGCCGAGGGCACCGTAACCGCTCCCGAGGGCCAGGACGGCGCGGAAGGCGCAGAAGACAACAACGATGCGGAGGGCGCGAAGAAGGAGCAGACCCCCGACGAGCGCAGAGCTCATGCGGCGGCGCGGCGCAGAGCCGAGCAGCAGGCCGCTGTGGACGCGGCGCTCAAGGCGCAGAGCGAGAAGATGGCCGCGGAGTGGAAGGCCTTTTTCGAAAGTGCGGGGCTCAAGAACACGATCACGGGCGAGCCCATCGCGACGAAGGAGCAGTTTGACGAATGGTCAAAGTCCTTCAAGCAGCAGAAGCTCGAAAGCGACCTCAAGGCCGGGAAGCTGACGCAGGAATCTCTCAATGAGGCGATCAGCGAGAATCCTGTCGTCAAGCGGGCAGCGGAGATCGTGGCGGCGCATGAGCGCGAGCAGGCCGCGGCGGAGCAGGAGAAAATGCAGCGCGCCATCGACGAGCAGATCAAGAAGATCCACGCGCTCGAGCCCGAGGTGAACGGCGTGGAGGATCTTTTGAAGCTGCCGGAGAGCGAGGAATTCTACGCGCGCGTGAAGAGCGGCATGTCGTTTTACGACGCCTACCTCATCTCGACGCACGAGCGGCGCGAGAAGGCGCTGGCCGAGGCGGCGAGAGCGCAGGCCTTGACGGGTCAGAGGGGCAAGGACCACCTGACCGGCGCGGCGGCATCCCGCGGCGCGGGCGGCAAGGTCGTGACGAGCGAGGAGCTGGCGAGCTTCCGCATCTTCAATCCCACGGCGACGGACGAGGAGATCCGCACGTGGATCGAGAAGAACAGAAATTAACAAGACAAGGAGGAACGCAATGTTTATTCCCATCAAATCGACGGACGGGGCAATGACCCCGTTTGAGTACATCGAAGCGGCGGCGGGCACGTATCAGGTCGGCCAGCTGCTGAACGTATCGGACGGCAAGCTGGCGGCAATCTCTGCCGACCAGGCGACCACGCCGCCCTATGTGTGCATGCAGAGCGGCACGGTGGCCGCGGGCGAGCCGCTGGCGGTGACGCGCGTGCAGGGCAAGTACACCTTTGAAACCGAGCTCGCGGCGGCCGCAGCGGCCGTGAAGGTCGGCACCAAGATTCAGGTGGCGAGCGGCGGTCTCAAGGCAAAGTACGTCACGGGCGCATCGGATGCGGCGGCGCCCGGCACGTTCGAGGTCGTGAGCCTTGAGGGCACGGCAGCGGGCAGCATGATCCGCGGCCGCTTTGTCTAAGGAAAACGGAAGAGAGGAGAGAAAGTAAGCAATGAAAATCATTTTTTCGGAATCGAGCAACCTGAACAACAGCATTTATGGCAACTGCCAGGCGCCGATCAAGATGTTCCTTGAAAAGCGCGGCGAGGAATTTGAGCAGAACAGCGTGCTCAAGAACCTGTTCCTGATGGGTTCTTCCAAGAACTACGGCGACGTGATGACCACGCTGACGGCCATGAGCGGCTTTGAGCCCGTGGGCGAGAACGGCGCTTATCCGCTGGACGGCATGCAGGAGGGCTACCAGAAGTTCCTCAAGTACCAGACGTGGAAGGATTCTTTCAGCGTGTCCAAGGAGATGATCGAGGACGGCAAGCTGCTCGACATGCGCAAGCAGCCTGCGGCCTTTATGACCTCTTACAAGCGCACGCGCGAGCTCTTCGGCGCGGCGCTGTACGGCGCGGCCATGATGGGCAACGGCAGCGTGACCTTTAAGGGCGTCAAGTTCGACCTGACGGGCGCGGACGGCAGCAACCTGTTCGCCAAGGAGCACGTGCCCAAGGTGAGCGGCGACAAGCAGTGCAACTGCTTCAAGGATGCGTTCAGCGTGGACACGCTGGGCAAGCTCGAGACCAAGATGCACCTGTTCCGCGGCGACAACGACGAGATCCTTGACGTGGCCCCTGACACGATCCTCATCCCCGAGAACGCCGACCTCAAGAAGGCGGTATTCGCGGCCATCGGCGCGGACAAGGACCCCGTGAGCGCGAACAACGCCTTCAACTATCAGTACGGCCGCTGGAACGTCATCGTGTGGCCGTATCTGAACCACTACATCACAAACGGCGTTTCCCCGTGGGTGCTGCTGGACAGCAAGTACAACGAGACCTACGGCGGCGCGGTGTGGAATGACCGCATCCAGCTTGAGGCGCGCTCCACCATCGACGAGAACACCGACGCGAACGTCTGGCGCGGCCGCAGCCGCTTCAACGCGTGCTTCAACGACTGGCGCTTTGCCGCCATCGGCGGTATCGCGGCGGGCAACTCGCTCTAAGGCAATAACCCCAAGGCGGGCGTGGGACAAGACCCGCGCCCGCCTTTATCCATCATTGAGAGAGGAGAGAAGAACATGACGCCGAGAAAAGCGATGCAGCACGCCGACACGGCGAAGCCGAACGCCTTTCCCGAAGAGGAAAAATTCGAATGGCTCAAGGCGCTTGAGGGCAGAATCGCGGCGGACGTGCTGCTGGCGACGCCGGAAGAGCTCGAGCAGATCATGGCGACCGGCTATCCGGACGGCATGGACGAAGAGCTGCTGGTGAAGGCCCCGCACGATGAGCTGTACGTGCTGTACCTCAAGGCGAAGATCGATGCGGAGAACGGCGAGTACAGCCGCTATGCCGATTCGAGCCAGCTCTATAACGAGGCTTACGGCAACTTCGCCCGCTACTGGGGCAGGACGCATGAACCGGCGCAGGGCTATGAAAGGGGGTACGAGATCGTATGAGAGAGATCGAAGTGCGAGAGCTGCCGTATCTGCCGCTGGGCCATCAGGGCGAGAACAAGGCGCAGAGGATCGTCTGGCGCGGCCTTGCGGACAGCTGGGCGCGGCTGTACGGCGAGGGCGTCTTTACGCTGACGGTGCTGCGTGAGGGTGACAGCGCGCCGTATCCCGCGAGCATTAAGAGCGAGAACGGCGACGCGATCTGGACGCTGAGCAACGCCGACACCGCAAAGGCGGGCGAGGGCATGGCCGAGCTCACCTACACCGTGGGCGGCGCGATCGCCAAGAGCCGGACGTGGCGCACGGTGGTTGAGCCGTCGCTGAGCGCAAACGGCACGACCAAACCGCCTCCGGCCTACCAAAGCTGGGTCGATGAGGTTTTGCAGGCGGCGGCGGATGCGGAGACGGCGGTTTCCAAGATGCCATACGTCGACGAGGCCACGGGCAACTGGTTCAAGTGGGACGCCACGGCGGGCGCTTTTGCCGACACGGGCGTTGCCGCGACCGGTCCGCAGGGTGAAGTCGGCCCCAAGGGAGATACCGGCGAGCAGGGGCCCAAGGGCGACACAGGCGCAACCGGCCCCAAAGGAGACACGGGTGATCCCGGCGAGACTGGCCCGCAAGGCCCTGCCGGGGCGGATGGAGCCAAGGGCGCAGACGGCGCCGCCGGTAAGGACGGCGTGACGTTCACGCCGAGCATGAGCGACGACGGCGACCTGTCGTGGACGAACGACGGCGGCAAGGCGAATCCGCAGACCGTGAACCTCAAGGGCCCGAAGGGCGACAAGGGCGATGCCTTTACCTATTCCGACTTTACGGCGGCACAGCTTGCCGCGCTGAAAGGCGACAAGGGAGATACCGGCCCAGAAGGTCCAAGGGGGCTGCAGGGCGAGACTGGTCCGCAAGGTGAAACCGGTCCGCAAGGCCTGACGGGTCCCCAAGGCAAGACGGGTCCGCAAGGAGAGACGGGTCCGCAAGGCGAGACGGGCCCCGTAGGCCCCAAGGGGGAGACCGGCAGCGGCTTCAAGGTGCTGGGCTACTACGGCACGAAGGCTGCGCTGGACGCCGCGCAGAAAGCGACCGCAGCGGCGGGCGATGCCTACGGCGTGGGCACGGCGGAGCCCTATGACATCTACATTTTCGACGGTATTACCGGCGAGTTCATCAACAACGGCCCCTTGCAGGGCGCGAAAGGTGACACGGGCGAGCGCGGCCCGCAGGGCATTCAGGGCCCGAAGGGAGACCCCGGCAAGGACGGTGCCAAGGGTGCGGACGGCCTGCCCGGGAAAGACGGCGCAGACGGCGCGCCGGGGAAGGACGGGACGAACGGGCGCGACGGCGTGACGTTTACGCCCGCGATAAACGCGGCGGGAGACCTCTCGTGGTCGAACGACGGCGGCAAGGCGAATCCTGAGACCGTGAATCTCAAAGGCCCGAAGGGTGACACGGGCACACGGGGGCCTGCCGGCACTGACGGCGCGAAGGGAGATACCGGACCAGAGGGGCCAAGGGGTCCGCAGGGGGAACAGGGCCCGCAGGGCAAAACTGGTCCGCAAGGTGAAACCGGCCCGCAAGGCCTGACGGGCCCGCAGGGCCCTGCCGGTGCGGACGGCGCGAAAGGTGCGACCTTTACCCCTGCTGTGTCCGCGGCGGGAGACCTGAGTTGGACGAACGACGGCGGGCTTGCGAATCCCGCGACGGTCAACATCAAAGGCCCCAAGGGAGACCAGGGCGAGCGGGGCGAGAAAGGCGATACCGGTGCGACCGGCCCGCAGGGCCCCGCAGGCCCCGTGAACGTGCCCTCCACCACCTCTCTCATCAAGGGCAACGGCTCGGGCGGGCTGGTGGCGGCAACGCGCGGCAGCGACTATATCGCAAGCGGCAACATCACCAAGCAGACGCTGGTTGCATCGGAGACCACGCCCACCGAGAACTACGCTATCAACTGGTACTTTCAATAAGGAGGCGCTGAGATGGCAAGTGCAAAACTCGGCACCAAAGCCGTCGGCAGTATCGTCAAACTGAACGTCAACGGTGCAGCGAAAGAGTTTATCGTCGTCCATCAGGGCAAACCGAGTTCTCTGTACGACGAATCCTGCGACGGCACTTGGTTGCTGATGAAGGACATCTTCGAGGCCACACGATGGCACAGCTCGGATGTGAACAATCTGGAGAACAGCACCATCCACAGCATACTGAACAGCACGCTCTTGAACGCGTTTGAGAGCAACATCAGGGACGCAATCAAGCAGGTGAAGATTCCGTATCGCAAGAACGGCGGTTCCAGTGGCTCGGATCAGAGTGGTGCTAACGGCTTGCTCTGCAAGATTTTCCTGCTGTCCGGCTACGAGATTGGCTTCACGACCAGCGATAACCCCTACTTCCCGCAAGATGGTGCGAAGCTGTCCTACTTTGAATCTGGAACCGACACGTCCGCCAACAACAAGCGTATTGCGAAACTGAACGGCTCGGCCGACGACTGGGGGCTCCGTTCACCGTTCACCTACAGCACCAGCTTGGTGTGGCTCGTCAACTACGACGGCGTCGGCGAGACCGGCAAAGCATCCAACTCAACTGGCATCCGCCCCGCGCTCATTCTTCCGCCCGACATGGAAGTCGACAGCTCCGGCAATGTCACGCCACCCCCTCCCGCTACACACAAGACCCTCGTCAATGGCACAGCCTATGAAATTAAGGGTGGGAAGTGCCTCGTCAACGGCACGGTGTACAATATCCTCAAGGGCAGGACGCTTATCGGCGGGACGGGGGATCAACTTTGAGCCGGATGTGAGCTTGACGTGGTACTTCAACGAAACCATTGATATAACGTCGCAGCCAGACAACTTCTGGGGGTATAGTAGCGGGATTGCTGTCAGCTTTGTGTCTGGCTATTATGGCTTTACCTACGACCATCTTATCCGAGGCTACGACGACACTTACGGTGTAAGAACTTTAATCTACTATAGAAAGATTACCGAGACCAGGGAACTCGCCTACCGAAACGGCTGGCAGGGGGAGGTATACCGCACCATCACTTTTGATGAATTACCCACCGGTGATCTCTTGACGTGGCTGCAAGCCAACGCCACGCCGCAATAAGAAAGGAGCAGCACATGAGTATCTACGTAAAAGTCAACAACACGGAATATCCCGCTACGGTCAACGGCAACCTTGTTGACCGCAACTGGAACGGCCGTGATACCAAAACCATCTATCTGACCATGTCCTACGACGCCGTGGCGGCACTGCTGCCCGACAACACACCGTGGAGCATTGTGCAGCGCGACACCGCCCCCAAGTACGACGAGCAGGGCCAGCCCACGGGCGAGACCAAAGAGGTCGTCAACGAGTGCGACAACAGTGAGTACAGCCTGAGCGGGGCCATCACTGACCACCGCGATGGCACGGTGTCTATCAAGATGGGCAAGCCCACGGAGGCGGAGACCGCCGTCGGCGCGGTGGTCGCCCTCACGGGCGAGGTCGTGACCATGGCGCGCGCCGCAGAACTGCGCCCGGTCATCGAGCAGGCCAGCGCGTCGCTCTCTGACGGCGAGGCGGCGAAGTCGCCCGAGCTGTTCCCGCGCTGGGCGGATCACATCGGCGAGACCGTCAAGCCCGGCGACCGCCGCAGCGATATGGACGAAAGCGGCGTGCTGCACGTCTACCGCGTCAACAAAGGTCAGGGCCACACCACGCAAGAGAACTGGCCGCCGCACTCCACCCCTGCCATGTGGACGATCATCAACGTCGACCACGCGGGCACGCAGGATGACCCGATTTCGGCCGCTCGTGGTATGGAGTACACCTATGGTCTTTATTACAAAGACCCCGAGGACACTAAGCTGTACCTCTGCGAGCGTATTGGTGAGCAGTCCGGTAACAAAATCACTCTCCAGTATCTGCCGCACGAGCTGGTTGGACAGTATTTTAAGGAGGCGACGGTATGACGGCGGCGTTGATTTCCGCCGCAGCGGCGGTGGTGGTGGCACTTATCGAGGCTATCGCCGCCCGAGACCGTCGGCGCGACAAGAAGGAGCGCGAGAAAGCCGCCGAGCAACAGAAGATGCAGGAGCATCTGATGCTCAAGCTCATCGAGGGCAGCTGGGCTGCCATTGCGCTGGGCGAGGCGACGGCGAAGGCGATGCAGCGTATTCCGGACGCGCACTGTAACGGGGACATGCACGCCGCACTGGACTACGCCGCCGAA